TGCCGTAATAGACCACGCGAGGCTTCTCACCACCATGCTGGGGGCGAGGACGGTCTGAAGTGTAAATCGCAGGATCGATTGCATTGCGGATGACCCTCACATTCTGATTAAACTCGCCATACTTGTCAGCGATTGGCTTTGTGCTGACGGTTACCAGGTCTGCTCGGCGTGCCATCCGCTCAATCAGCGGAAGCTCAGCCTGGACATCTGGGTGGTAACCGTTCCACTTCTTAATGTTGAAGTGGTTGTCATCCGTCTCGTAGATGATTGCCTTCTGGAACTGCTCATTCTCAAAGGCTGGCCACATCCACTCCGTGATGCTGTCGCGCACCTTCATCGGATGGGGGTGAACCTTCAGTGATGCTGGATCTTTCGTTGCGTGACCGCAGTCATCGCACTTAGCGGAGCAGTTGTAGTAGCGTCGGAACATTACGACGTCCGCCCAATCAACTGGCTCGGTATCAACCGAGAGGAGACCCTTCTTCATTGCCTCTTCCTGCGTCAATCCTTCAGCGCCAGGTTTCGCAACGAAGTCGATGCGATCAATGTGCCGGACATTGATCCCCATTTGCTTCCATTCCTCATCAAACATATGCCCACGAAAGTAGGCGCAGGGACCCTGTTCGGCAGTCCCCCATACCAGTACATTCATCGCTTGTAGACCTTCCTCCTTGTGGGGGGTACTTAGATACCACCCCCGACCCTATCGCCGCTCCTGGAGCCTGTGAGGCGCCTCTACGGCGATTCTAGATAGGGGTCCTCCCCCCTCCCGTAGGAGGGGGGAGTCAGCACCCCAGGGCTGTTAGACCGAGACCGTGGCCTGAGTCTTCAAGACGCGATAGCGAGCACCAGCCTCGTCGAGGAGGAGGGAGCCGAAGCGCATCTTGTAGCCGACGATCGCCTTCTGCGCGAGAGGATCGTTGTGATCCCCACCCGGAGCGACGAAGTACGACTGAAGCGTCTGGCTGTCACCAATGGCGTATGCATCAGGGCCGAGGAAGAGCGCGTTGTACACGTTCCCCGAAGCGGCACCTGCGGTCGCATAGACCTTGGCGTCAGACGAGACAATGAAGCGCACGCCAGCAAACTGACCAATCTCACCAGTGAGAAGCTCAGTGTTGTCGACGTACTTGCGCGACTCAATCCAACCGTTGACCGAGGTGTCCGACACGAGGTCGTACTCCTGGGCAGGGTGGATGATGCAGCGATACGTGCCGTCAGCGAACTGCGGAACGTTTGCACCCTTGAGGCGAGCGACCATCTGCTTGACGAAGGAACCCGTGAGGAGACCTGCGGCAGCAACGGCAGAGTTAGCGGTGTTCTGCGTAAGGGTCGCGGATGCCGTGGCACCGTAGACCGCCGACGTAAGAACGTTCGCGTGAATGTTATCGCGGACAATCGTGTCCATCGAGCGGACAGCCTTGTACGCGATGCGCTCGGCGGCAATCGAGATCAGATCGTGCGGCGAATCAATGTTCGCCAGATCCGAGATTGCAACCGTGGCGCCGTACTGGGCAGCCGTGAAGTACTCGCTTGAAATGGTGAGCGCGTCATCCGTCGGAGCCGTGCCCTCAGTGAGGGTGGCCGTCGAGACGGCGAGGTCAGCGTAACGAGCGTAGCGAAGGGTATTCGTACCCTTGATGAAGCGAGCAGGGACGTAAAGCCCCGGCATCGCGTGAACTGCACGAGCGCGGAGTTCCTCCTCGGCACGAGCTGAAACTAGCTGCGTGACGAGATCAGAAAACCCGCTGGTGCTGGTACTAGTGGTAGCCATTATGCTACTCCTTTACTCAGCGAATGGATTCCCCAAATCCTTGAGCTTCTGTGAGATGCTCTTAGAGTTGGGCTTGTCAATTGGCGCGGCGGTTACCCGACGTGCGTTGTTTGGATCCACTGGCGCTGGCTCCGGCTCGGCAGTCCGTCCAACAGAAGAGGCCTGCTTGACGAAACTTTCGAGCGCGGCTGCGCGGGAAACATCGTCAAGACCACTTGTGTCCTTCAGGAACTGATACGCGAGCGGGTATTCCCGTGCTAGTCGCTCTTCCTTCACCGTCTGCTCGGCAGTAGCAGCCTTCTGCTCCAGATCACGAATCTTGGCTTGCGCCCGTTCGATCTCCGTCATAGAGGTCAACTCCTGCTCCGCCTTCCAGCGAGAGAGTTCTTCCGCTCGGACCTTGATTTCGTCAAGCTCCTTCTTCGTCGCGGTGAGCGCCTGATCCTTGCCTGCTAGGCGCTTCTTCCAAGTGGTGATATCGCTCTCGTTGTCAGTGACAGAGGCGTTCTCCGCGACAGGCGCGGGTGCATTCTGCGACTCGGCAATTGAGCTGTTCACGACTTCGTCAGCCACAGCATTTCTCCTTAGTTACTTTCGCCAACCAGAACTTCTGGCTGGTTCATATTTACGGGTTGCGGATCTCTTCAATCCTCTTCACCAGTTCAGGCTGCAAGTTCTGTGAGAACTGCTGAATGCCCTGCTGAATATTTGCATTAATATTGCTAGAATCTTGGAACCCCTGAAGACCCTCAAGTAGGTTTCGTGCTTGCCCAACGGCAGAGGCACGAACCAACGTTGATCCAGTCTCTGTAAGTGCGGGAGCCAACTCCCCTGGGGTAAGGGCGGTTCCCTTCAGTCCTGGCTGCATCAGTCCCTTCCTTGCGGTTGCAGAAAAGCTGAACCCCATATTGTTTGGAGTTGCAGGGAAGATGTTTGACACTGCCCAGATCAGCGCATCGTTTTGGAGCAACTGATCCAGCACGTCTTGGTCGCTATTCATTCGATTGTCGGCGTATTCCATAACCTTCATCCAGTTGACATATCCCCATGCCGGGAGAACAATCCCGCGAGGGCCGGGGGTAAGGAACATAATCCGCATCATCGATGGGATTGCTTTCTGAACCATATATGAGTACGGATAGAGTCCAAGGAATGGGTGGTTGATGCTGCGCTCGAACCACGTTCGGTAACTGGAGAAGTACTGAGCCTTGTCGGCAAGGCGAGCGCCTCGCTCAATGGCAACCTCGTACGCCCCGATCACCACGTTGGCAAGGTCGTTTGCAGTCTTCTCCGCAGCAATCGCAGCATCAGCAGCAGACATACCACGCGTTGCCATATACGACTCGGCAATCTTTGCCTTCATTGAGTTAGAAGCTAGACCTCGCGCGATTCCGCCATTTCGAGCAATATGCCGAGCAAGCAGAGCAGGATCAGAGTGCATCATATATTCCTCAAGGAGCAATTGCACAACGTCTTCTGCCTTTGTGACACCGTAGTGAATAGCCAGTTCTTCCAGCGCCTTTGGTGCAGCCTGATGGATAAGGTCAATTACCTCGCGCGAGGCGAATCGGTCGGCCATCATATCGCGTGCCGCCTCTTTGACGATGCGGACATCGTCGGTGCTAAGGGCGGTGCTCTTAAATACCCTGATGCGGTTGGCAACGCGGTTGCGCCACGTCGGAGCGGACTCCAGAGCAGTGACGGTATTATGTGCTAATCTCCTAGATACAAGGATTGCTCCGTCCGCAAACTCTCGGTTTACGTTGGACTGCGCCCGATACCCGCGAGAGAGCGTAGCGCCGCGCACCTCTTCGTCCACGATGTCAGCAAGTTCCTTGCGCATATTGTAGACGAACAACTGGAACTTTGTCTCAAATCGCTCAAGCACTAGGTTGAAGTACGGGTTGGCACGACCAAACTTTACGTTGGGATAAATGATATCCGTAAGGACTGTGATCGCTGGAAAAACGGCCTTTACTCGTCCAGTAACACCGCTGGTCAGGCCAGCAACGGAAAAGTCACCGGCTGCTGCGCTAAGAATTTCCTTGATCGGCTCTGATCCAGAGTCTAGGAGTTTTGAAAACTCCGCACGAGTCATATTCCCATTCGCAACAAAGATGTCCTCAATCTGGCGCTTGTCAAGGAATAGCGCCTGAGGTCGCAGGTTGCGCTCTGCGGCATAACTGTTGATCTCAGCAAGGATTTTCCTTGCACGATTGACGGAGATTCCAGACTTCTGCACCACTGAGGTAACGAACCGCTCAGCATAGTTGGTCTTCGTAAGCTCTGGACCGTATGCTCGCGTGAACTTGTCAACGATACCGTCCATCGCAGTTGGGCGCAACTTGTTTGCAGCAAGAGCATCAATTGCTTGAACAGCCTCGGTGTCGATGGTGTCGGCAAACGGCAACAGAACATCTTGCCAAGACTCTGTTCCGTCTGCTGCTGACTTTAGCACATTAGCACGAATAGCACCAGACTCTGGGGCCATTCCTAGCTTATATCCCTGAGCCTCAAGCGTATTCTTCAGCGCAACAACAGCGGCGTGATCTCCGCTCTTCTTAGCCAACTCAATGATCTGTGTCATTTCGTCGCTGGTAAGTTCTCGAACAGCAAGTCCTTCGGTCTTCTCTACGAACCTAAAGACGTCTTCGTAGGTATCTTTTCCCTTGATGAATCGTGTAGAAAGGTCGTCGTACTTATCGATCAATCCATCGGAGAGTTTCTTCATCTCCTCCTTGATCGCAGCAGATTCCACGTCATCTGCCGCTGTTGCTAGGCGACCACGAAGTGACGTAATCTCCGCCTTGATGACCTTAATCTCTCGCTCGGTAATACTCCTACCGGAGATGATTGTAAGATTCTTAAACTTGTCTGTAAGGCGAGATCGAACAGCAGCAAGGCTGCGTACAGCCTGACCGTAGTTTGCGCCACGAGCGATAGAGAGGACATCCTGCATCTTACGGATATCTTTTCCATACTTTGCAATAGCCCAGTCAGCATATGCGATGGCATCTGCTTCCTTCATCCCAAACCCACCAATCATATCTTGAATGAGTTCGGTTCGACCCTTGCTGGCAACGCCATCAGTAATAATGCTTTGGGCCGATGCCAGTCGCTCGCTCTTATTCTGAAGGAGAACACGGTACGCCTCTTCGTATGCCATTCTGGAGTCAAGAGTCTGTCGGAACGAGGCAATAGCCTTCATTGCCGGAGCACGCTCGGTGACCATCCAGTTAGCGTGACCGCTTCCAAGTTTGTCGCGGAGACTGATGATTTCTGGATTGCGAAGCAACTGATCAGGACGTGTTCCCGCCGCGATTTCTGACTCAATAGTAGCCAGCAACTTCTGCTGATCCTCTAGACCAAATCCAGACTTCTCCATTACCTGAGAGAGGGATAGGTCTGTACCCTCGATCTTTTGAGCAAGAATCTCTGCCGCACTCTTTGCTCCCTCAACGCCATCTCGCACCTTACGGATTGTGTCGTCAAGGTATGCTACGGCGCTCTTGGCAAAGCTCTCTGAGTTAGTGCGTCGGATTGCAGCAACGACGCGCACCATACCAGACTTTGCAGCGTTGGCTGCGGTTACTGCAAAGTTCCTAAGACCGCGCTCGGCAACTTCTCTTGTTCCACCAGTAAGGAGAACGATTCGATCCATTGCATCCGAGGCAACTCCTGAGTCGTGAACAACGTGAAGCGCCCTTGCCGCCTGTGCTGCTGGAACTGAAGCAAACTTCTTTGTGAATTGCTTAAGGTTTCCCATGGTGGCGTCGTAGACCTTACCAGCCCATCCCCAGTCTTCGCTAAACTTCTGTGCCTTCTGAAGATCTTCCAGCAACTTTGCATCACCGAGGCGTCGTGCCTCTTCAATAGGCTTTGCAAAACCAGACTTATAGATCTTAGCAAATTCTGATGCTGTTGCTCCCAGCTTAGAAAACTTACCGACTGCTGGGGCAATAAGGTTTACAGGATCAAGAATAAGAGACCAAAGGAAGTTGTGCGCTCCATCTGCAGAGAAACCAGAGTTAGACTCTGCAAGGTTATTAGCGGCCTGCTCAATGGTAGCGCCTCCGTTAATAGCCTGAAGAGCGGATGACGGAGCATCACCAAAGACACTAGTAATCCAGTCATTCTGACCTTTGCGAGTAGAGATGATACGGGCTTCAGCAACCTTCTGCTCTACGAATCTGCTTGGAGCGCCAAGCAGATTGAGACCAACCGCAAGCGGAGTCCCTGCAACCTCAAGTCCATGAACGGCAGCTTGTGCTAGGTTGGAGTCTCCAATCTTGATTCCCTCAAGGAGACTTACGCCTCTGCCAATGGTGTTGTCAGCAATGCTTCCAATAAATCCAATAAGAGGCTTTGCAATCCCACCGATTACAGGAAGATTCTCCGCAATGGAGACAAGTCCCTTCCCTACTCCAATGAATCCGGCGTTAAGGTTTCCAACAGATTGAATAAGTCCATGACCTGGATCAGTGATTCCGAATGCTACTTTGCCAGCATTGGGAATATCTGAAGATGTTGACGTTGAAATTGGACTAGGAGCTGGGCGATATGGGGTAGATGAAGAACCTCCTGGGGTATATGGACTAGGCATTAAACGCCACCCCCGCCCTTACCGGCACTGTTGATCGGAGAAAGTGACGCAGACTGGGCATTTAGCCGAATCAGCGTATCGCGGCGCTCAAGCAGTGAATCTCCAGCAACTCCCATTAAGTCCTTTGACCCAAGTGGAATAAGTGCCTGAGAGATTGGAGCGATTGGCTTCGGAACAGAGATTGGCGTCAACGGCTGGAATGAAAGACCAGCCGAAGTTGGAACCGTCAACTGCTGTGGAGTTGGTAATGCCGATGGAGAAAGGTTCCTAAAGAACGGATTTCCAGCAATAGGAGTAGCTGGCGCATATCCCCTAGACGCTGCCCAATCCTGTGGGTTTGCGTTGGCAAACTTGTTCTCTCGGAAATCAACTACTGGCTGAAGGTTATTTCCCTGGAAGAAATCCTGAACCCCCTGCACGATGTTTCCCGGAAGTGCAAAAGCAGACAATATGCCGCTTTGGTCCCTACCACCAAGCATAGATTCTAGGGCAGTTGGCTGTTGCTGATTGGCATACAGTGGATTAAGCGCCCAAATACCATCGCTTGTTTCCGTGTAAAACTTTGCCTTATCCTTAAGAAAGTTAGAATAATCTGAATTCCCTTGGGCATCTGCAATTGCAATCTTAGTAGCAAGCGACTGTTTATTGCTTGGCTCCATACTCATAGCAATTGAGTCAAGAAGTGCAGCATCGGATACCATCTTATTGATGTTGTCGTCAACAATATTCCTTGAAGAATTGTCAAGTCCTCCGACAACTGCAGAGACGGCCTGAGCACCAGCGCGCAAAGATTCTGCGTCCAACTTCTGAATCTCGGCAAGAGGTGTCTCACCGATAACTTCAGGGATTTTACGCATTAGGTTATCGTATGAAACAATAGGAGCAGCACCCTTGCTATCTCCTGTTTCCTCTACTCCATCGGATACCATTACTCTTCCGGTATCGTCAGTGGTATACGCTGATGAATCCCACTCGTTTCCATTAGGATCAATAAAAACTAGATCAGTTTCAGTCTTATATGCCCGAAGACCAAGTCTAGTACCCTCTACTGGATCTCCCTTGTAGATTTGAACTTTGGCATATAGTTTTCCGTCAAATGTTCGATCAAGAACGATCTTGTGATAGTATCCGCCTGAAACGCTTGTATTGATCGGATCATTTGTCGTAAATGCACCAGTGTTCTTGTCATATACAAGAACTTTCTGACCAGACATAATCTGATCAGCATTATCGGCAGTAGCAAAAATATTGTCTGAGCTAGTGGCGAGTTTAGCTTTATCCAGTTCTGTACCATCTTCGTTGTATGTTGAAATATTTGCCCTACCATCGCTCTTACCAAGAAGAGCATTGAGTTGCGCCCTGACCATATCGGCAACTTCTTGTGTTGCGCTACCGATTGGAACGTTTCCGAAGATTGTCTTAAGATTGTTGTTGCCATTTAGAACGTTAGTAAGATACTTAATGTACTCTTCATTAAGGCTTCTCAACTTAACGTCGTCGCCAAGAGCCTGACCGCTCATCTTCTTCCACTGGTCATCAATGTGCTTGATGACGCCAAGAACGTTCGTTCCGCCGGCTACGTTGTCAGCCCATACCCACTTGCTGTAGTTGCTGTCCACACCAACTGAGGCAAGGTAGTCGGCTTGATCACGACCCTTTCCAACCGTTGTTCGGAAAACATCACGAAGCGACTGGCCATCAGTGATCCCTAGACTAAGCAACGCCTGTGGAACGCTAGAAGGATTATTGTCAAGCAGGTCAGCGGCTGCCTCGATATAGTCTGGATTTGATTTGATATCTTTGAGGATCGAAGATAGTGATTCCGAATCACCAAGAACAAACTTTTTGTCGGAACCAACAAGAAAACTAATGCCATTCCATAGGGAGGTAAGATCAGAGCCAATAGCCTTAAGTTTTGTGGACGAAGCTCCGCCGCCTCCACCTCCACCAATACCGCTGGCCTGCCCAATTCGATATACAATATCGGCATACAAGCCACCAATCTTTGGTACTCCTGCTGCGAGCATTGAGTCTCTGAACGACTTCATCCACTTAATGTATGAGGATGAACTCAGTTTTCCACCAAGAACAAGCTTGTACTGACGATCCTGCTCGGACTGCCATTCTGCGCTATAGGAGTCAATAAGCATTGACTTATACATAGGGTCTAATGGATCAACCAGGCTCAGAGCACTATCTGAAATAGCACGATACTGCTCTAGGTTGATGATTCCGTCAATGAGATCCTTAGATCGGTACCTAATATAGTTGCTTGCGAATCCTTTTAGTGCGCTATCAAATACAAGGCTATCGTTGGTGTCGGTAGATTCCTTTGCTCGTCCATTCAAGAACGCAACCACATCTTGGAAGTTTGAGCCATTTGTAGCGGTAAACTCACTCTGAAGAATCTTGTAGGATCGATTGATGTCAAAGTTATTTGCCTGTTCAACTTTCTGCTGAACAAGTTCCCAGCCAGAAGTACCAGGCTCTTCACCAGTTAGATCTGCCCACTTAGCGTAGAACGCCTTGACGTCAGCCATATTGGGAACTGAGCCATTGTACTGCATTCCACCATAGAAAGCATCCATCAATGCCTTCTCTTCCTGCGCCTGCTGCTGCGAGACAAGCTGACGGATCAGCGCAGAGAGATTGCTCGTCCCAGTATCAGAGCGTCCGAATCGTCCTCGTGCTGCCATCAGGCGGGTACCTCATTGGTCGCGGTCGGGGCTGGGACCAGATTCTGTGCGCCCGGAGCCGCCGCATTTGCTGGGAGCATCTCAGGCGGCAACTGCGCCTGATTCTCTGGCTGGTTCAATGACTGAGATCCGGGAACGCCAGGATTGAGCGACATTGCAGCGTTTGATGCTTGGGCTTGCGCCTGCTGCATCTGAGCCTGCAACTGCTGCTGCTGGGCTGCCTGTGCCGCCTGCTGATCGGCCATGTTCATCTGCTTGAAGGTACCAATGACGTTTGCCATCGTGGACACCGCAGCAGGGTTGAGCGTGGCATCCGTCTGCTCGTCTCGGATGAGTTCCTTCTCGCCAAATGGATCTTCCACACCAACACGGTCCATCGCACGCTCTGCCGACCAGATGCGGTTCTGAACAAGGTTGATCGCGGTGCTGGCAAGTTCCAGCGTATCTCGTGGCGTGAGTTCCGGAGCAACGATCTCAATGCGGTATTCACCAGCAATGAGCGATGCAACGGCTGGGTCCTTAGCCTCCCAGATACGGGCAGACATCTCCCAGACCTTCTTCATCCAGGAGTAGAACACCTTGCGCTTCGGGGCAAGGCGGGACTCATAGTTAGCGATAAGCGCCGCAATGGCGCGGGATGAGCCAAGCACCTGCGCTGGAGCGAGACCAAGGAGCAGGTCATTGAGACCCGTCGCCACGGTCAACTCGCGGTCCACGCGCTGGATGTATTGCTCGATCTGGAAGTTCGGAATGAACGGCGTGATAGACTCAATGCGGTTGCCTGGTCCAGGAGCAGCGATGCGACCTGGCTTCGGCAGCGCGTTCGGCGGTACCTCATCAGGAGCATCGGCGCCCGTAAGCTGCCACATCTGCCCACCGACCACGGACTGGATCATCTGCGCCATAGCGGTGACGCGCTCGTCCTTCTCTCGGAGCAACTGCTCAGAGTCGTAGAGCGCAGGCTTGCCGTACGGGCTTCCTGGGATCTTGTCGTTCGGAAGATGGACGTAAGGGATCTGACCACCATACTCTGGGTGAGCATCGTTCTTCACCATTGAGTTGCCGACAAAGATTGCGTTGTAGACAAGCGGGGCGCGGCCCTCGCCCTGTGGAACCTTGTACCAGTAGTCGTATACCTCGATCTGCATCTGCTCGTAGGCAGTCTCTCGGCGGAGCGGGTTGCGCTCCCACGAGTTCGCCCAGATGTTGCCGATCGGATCGGCGTGCGTGCCGCGCGTGGTGTACGGGAACCACTTCTCGCCCTGCTTCACAGGGATCACATCAAGAGACCAGTCTTCCTGGATCGCCTGCGGCGACATTCCGTAGGTGTAGAGCGCCCAGTCTAGTCGGTTGTAGTCGCTGTTGCCAAAGCCAAGGTAGAGGTTCTCAGGGCGCTCAATTACAGAGACCTTCGGGATGCGTTCAACAGCGTCCCAGTAAACCTTACCCGCCGTATGCCCGTAGAGTTCCTTGAGGAGCGTGGCATTCTCGTGAAGAAGATCCATCTCGTTGGCATCCCACCAGCGGAAGTAGAGCTGCTCGCGGAGTTGTGCCGCCTGACGATCCTGCGTCGTAGAGCCGGTCGGAACATAGTTCACGACAGGGCGCACCGCCTGGATTGCCGCAGGGATCTGGACGTAGGCGTGGTGAACGTTGACCGAGACGTGGGCGCGGCCAGCAAGGCGTGCGCTTGGGTCATCTGCCCAGTGGTCTGCACCACCGAGGGTCATCGTCTGCGGATGGTAGAGGTTGTCCATACGGCGGAACAGCGCACGGAGGCGGTTCTGCTCTGGGTCTACGAGTTGCTTGCGACCAAGGATCTCGGAGAGGAGGAGGTACTCCTCGGTGTTGCTTGGCGCCTGCTGTCGACCAACGAGGTAGGACTCCAACATCTTGAGCGCAGCCGATTCCTCAGCGCGGAGCTTCTTGATGTCAGGCTTGACGTTGCCCGTGCCATTGCCGCCAAGGATGCCGTCCATGAAGGTGCGCGGAGCGCGGACAGATCCCTTAGAGGTGGCGTTGAGACCGATGGGAGAGGTGGCGATGGAGCCGAAGCCGCCAAGGCCAGAGTTGGCGGTGCCAGCGGGTGCGGACTTATTGCCGCCACCAGCGGAGCGAGTGTTCGTCGGGGTGGTAGCAAGCGGGGCTACGCGATCAAGCGGCTCCGCAATCTTGGCACCAGTCTGAAGTCGGGCAGCCTTGTCTAGCGCCTTGCCGATAGCAGCGATCTGCTCTGGCGTTGCAACCTCTGGGTCGGTCGTATACTGACCGGGTACTCCTCGCGTTCCCTCGAACGCCGCTGGGATCTTACGAACCTTAGCCATCAGTCACTCACTCCAAAATAGGTGAAGGTGGGATGCTCCACGCCCTTCTCAGGATTTCGCAGAGCGTGACGAACGGCGATGGCGAGTGCCATCACCGCGTCCTGCTCCAACTTCTTATCGTCTAACTTATAAATCAAGAGTTGCCTCTTCAATTCGTCCCATGCCCCACCGATAGGGAACTGGATCTGCCCTTTGTCGATTACTGCCTTTAGATCGTTGAGGAGTTCTACCTTCTTCGCCTTTGTGCCTCCGAAGTCAAATCCTCGGAGCGGGCGGATCATTGAGAACTCTTGCTGAAAGAGCCGACCACCAAGACCCGTGGAGTCCACGATGGTGGTGCAGAAGGCACCGTCTTGGCTGTAGAGTAGATGGCCCTCGCGGACCATATTGACCACAGCAGAGATGCTCTGCTTGCCGCCGCGCTTCCTGATCCGCACTCCGCGAATCTTGCCGCGCTCTGTGGTGTCCAGCGTGATTGCCCAGGTCGCATCGTGCGAGATCCCTGGGTCCACACCTTGAACGTAGCGGTGGTTCTTGACTGGCTTCGCCTCATCCTCAAGCGTCTGGTATGACGCGAGAACTGACTGGCTCCAGAAGAAGGCATCTCGTGCCTCAATGAAGAATCCGTCAATGTTCTGTGGAATAAGGTAGGCTGCCTGCTGGCGGACA